GCCTAATCATATTCGAGACTGCGTAGAATAACGCTCAAGAACAAAGGGCGTCCATCAAAGAATGGGAAGCATATGCCTATGTCCGCGGGAAGAACGATCCAACTTGTGTAAGTCTTTTTCTTTTTCGCGTTAAGCCATTCTTTGTATGCTTTCGATACTATCTTTGGATACACCGCTAATGCGGCTTTACGAGCGTCTTCGTCTACAATTGTATTAAAGTATGAAACATCGAATTCTACTAAATCGTTTCCGTCTGCGTCTTTAAAGCGGGAGCGGCAGTAAGCGCAAGGAAGATCAAGTACAGCAAAGTGTTTGTTGTCTACTTGCACTTTTACACCATAGTAGGTACCATTGATCAATGCGCGCTGGGCGCAATTCGCAAAGAAGATCGGAAGAGACATTTTCTCAACATAATCCATCGCCATAAAATAACGCTTTCTAATATGTGGAGTGGAGAGATTCTTGCCATATGCTGGATTGGGCACTAGCAAACCCGCGTATTTCAAAAGTGTTGCATAATGGAGAATGATCTGTCGATAATAACCATCTCTATAAAAGAAGCTTTGCGACAATGCCTACTGCTCTGCTAAAGAACCAGAGTGGATGATTCGTATGACTTCTTCGGTAGTGTATTCGCGCGAAGACTCGATGCATCTGCGCCAAGTATCCCACGCATTAATACCATACATACCCGCGTTAGTCGCGATCATTGCAGCGTTTGCTCGTTTGAAGGAAGTTAAATCAATTTTTTGCTCTTCCATTGTATTTTAATCCTCCTTCATTAATTAAAAAATATATATTGACGCTTAGAACCGTGGCGCCGTTTCAGTGTACTGTTTTCTTCTTCCAACTCTTTAATTCTCCATAGCCCGTAGGCGAAAGCCATATATTTATCATCGGGGAAGCGAGAGTTAATTTGTTCGAGGATTACATCAGATGAACTGCCCGAACGCTTTAGTCTTAAGTTCGCCATCTAATCAAAAAGATTGGTTGTCAATTCATGCGGCATCAAGCGTTTTACGCGTTGTTCTACAGACATTTTCTAACCAACCTAAGTAGCAAGTAGTGCATTTTTAGCTTCCTACTCCCTAATCAAAAAGTGGACTAAACCGCCGCTGATGCGTGTGTACGCATTACTATGGATTTTTGATTTCAATGCCGCATTTGCTTTGATACCATAGAGTATCTTTGGCGCTTCCTTAGGTTGAATCTTAAGGTAGTTCTCGTCATTGTTAAATCCATATGGCGGATATATTATGCCGTTTTCATCGACTTGCTCTTGGATCATGAGGTCACCGACGCCAATACCAAGACCGTTAATATCGATTACGACTTCGCGCGGATTGAAGGCTTGGATAAGCCGCTTGACTTCAATTACCTAGCGATAAAAGACTTTCGTTTCTGGAGTCAACCCGAGCATCTTAATGTTCACGAGTGTCGCGTGGTAATTGATTTTATTCCGCACATTGATTCTAAACACGCAAACGACACTTTGGTCGTTCAAGCGCGCGACGTCCCAAGAAAGTAAATAAAATTGGTCGGCGCCAGGCCGCGCAATTGCTTTATTCTCTGGATTCTGTATCTTTCGATACTTCGTCATTTTATCAAAGTTAAACCAGCTTTCATTTGAAGCACCTTGCCACAAACTGAGATACTCAGTCGCGAAGGTAGTCTCATTATAGGAAGGGGACATCTTAAGATCGTTAATGAAGTCACGATCCAAGAGTCCGTGCAGTATTGGTATGCGGTAGTCGCATCCAAACACAAAAGCCTTATCAGGAAAGATAATCGTTTTTTCGAAGTTGTCAATCAATCTGTCATATGCAAATGATGTCTTCTGCCAAGCAGAAGTCGCGCATATTACTTGCTGATTAGGTTCCTTCTCATTGACAGTGTTATCAGGCAATCTGCGCGAGACATTCATTAAAGGAAGAACAATTGTGTTAATTGGCTCTTCTTCATGGTTCTTAATCTCATCGATTAAACCAGAATGCCGTCGGCCGCCCAGTGACGAGTCTAGTGCGC